CAGGAAGTGCTAAGCTTCCCGGTGTCGGTAAGATCAGCGGTAATATGGGGGTTGAAGGGGGCTATGCCACCAATAATGTACAAAGTACTATTACAGGCATGGGAGCCTACCAAGTTAGGCGAAACTCTTTATATATGGGTGCCCAGATTCCACACGTTTCCAACCGGTCTAAAACCGAGAATGCTACCGTTATCTCGCACCGTGAATATATAAGTGATATTATATCATCTTCCACGTCAGGCGGCTTTAAAGTTAATTCCTATAGTATTAACCCTGGTTTAGCCACCACTTTTGAATGGTTGGCCCAGATAGCCTGTAACTATACAGAGTATAGGATAGAAGGCATGTTATTTGAGTTTAGATCGACTTCAGTTGATGCTCTTAATTCCACTAATACGGCATTAGGAACCGTTATTATGGCTACTCAGTATGACTCAGCACAGCCAGACTTTAGTAATAAAGCTGAAATGGCGGCTTACGAGTTTTCTACTGTTTCTAAGCCATCTGAGTCCTTTCTACACGCAATAGAGTGTGACCCTCATCAATCCCCTGTCGGAGAACTATATATCCGCACAGGACCGTCTCCTGACAATACAGACATTAGGATGTATGATTTAGGGCGATTTCAGATCGCAACACAGGGCATGCAAGCAGCGAGCGTAAACATCGGCGAATTGTGGGTGACTTATCAGGTGTCCCTGTTCAAACCACGTTTGTATGCCTCTTTAGGGCGTTTTAGCGATGCCCAGTACATGTATACTACATCTGGTAGTGGTGCGTCTGTTTCAGCGTCTGATCCACTAGCTTTAGGCGTCGCATCTACATCTATACCTTCAGGGTACACTGTTGTTAGTAATAACTTCCCTTTGAGCCCTACTTCGCAAGCTAATAGATTTGCATCATTTTGCCCGTTTCAAGATACTGCTACTAATGGTCGATTTAGGTTCGTACCACCTTGTTATCCTCAACCAGTTTGTTATGATTGTGAGGTTATATGGCTATGGCAAGGCGGAGCACAGACTATGAATGCAACCGCCCCTGTATTTGCCCCTAATGATACCAATAATATAGTAGATTTAGGTTGGTATACAACTAACCAATTCCGATATACACCGGATGTTACTATCGCCTCATCTACGTGGACATTACGCTTTACAATTAAGTGCAACTTTCAGGATGGAGATAACTATATAGATGTTACTTATACCGGTTTTCCAACAGCTAACGCTATAGTATACCTTAGAGCTGTTCAGATACCTCAACCCTAATTTTTAATTAATTATTTTTTTTTATTTTTGTATGTCTTAATATATATTAGACAATTGACACACCAATTATATACAAGATGCGCACCGCGTCAGCGAGCAAGAGTGAGGGTAATGCGAATGAAGGCCAGATAAGCGATAGCCAGAGCCAAAGTAGCAAACCCGTACGTTTAGACTTTAAATATGCTCTTTTTACATATAAAACCCATATAGATAAGGATAGTTATACTAACTTTATATATGGACTCTATAGTGATGCACAGGTCACTGTTGCCCATGAGACGGCCGATGATTCTAATCCATATGAACATACTCATTCGGTCCTTAAGATGCCTAAAAGGGTGACTATAAGGAATATGCGCAAATTTGACTTTAATGATATACATCCTCATATTAAAGTTTTGCCCGGCCCTAAGGCATATCAAGATGCTATAAAGTATATTTCTAAAGAAGATCCCGACGTAGAACAACCGGAGGAGGAAATACCACTTGCATATCAAGTTTGGGAGTGTAAAACCGTACACGATGCAGTAACCAAATTTGTTAAGAAACCTAGTGATTTCTCTGGTATACGTAATTTATACTTAAGTAGACCTTTTATTGAAGATACAGATGCTCCAGATACATTATTACCCTGGCAGCAATATATGGACACATATATACAAAATACTAATGATAACAGACATATACATTGGGTCTATGATCCCATAGGTAATACAGGTAAATCGGTCTTTACTAAGTATTTACAGAATTTATATACAAACCGTATGTTATTGCTTACTGAAGCAGGTAATACACGTGATATAGCTAATATCCTGTTACAACAGTTAACAGAAGGGAATACGCTTGAATACCTTATATTTGACTTACCTCGTAATTATCAAATGAATTCAGAGTTTTACAACATTTTAGAGATGATAAAAAATGGGCGTATGACAGGTACTAAATTTCAAGGTTCATGTCTCAAATTTAAGAATAAGTGTTTAGTGGTCTTTTCTAACCATAAACCATCAGAATACGTGTATACATACGATCGCGTTAAGTTAACAGATTTACAACAATTGATAGGTAATAATCCTCTTACAACACGTCAGGAAAAAGAGGAAATTGAGCTAGAATCAGTTCCTATACAACAAGTTCGCGAAGAGCGAGACAAATTGTTACAAAGGCTTGATAAATTACAAGCTATTATAAATAGATATGAAAATCATGCAGATTTCTCACTTGTAATAGATGGAGTCGAGTATATAGACGACCTCATGTAAATGAACCAATATTGTTATTTTTTTTGGCTTTTTGTTGTCTTAAAAATAGTGAATTTTTACAAAAATGGCAAGGTAACTACTCAGCCACATAATACAAAAAACATGTATATTTTACTATTCAAAAAACAAGGTAAATCGAGTGAAACAGTGGTTTTACGAGAGAGGCCGCACCCATAAGTTACACAGTCTGTAATCGCCTAGATTCTTGGAATACTCATTCACACAGACCGGCCCCCCTCTCACTCCCGGGACGGGAGTGAATGTGGTGTTTCAACACCACAGAGGGTGCTAGCGCAGCAGCGCAGGAGCTATGCTCCGAGCACGCGAGCACAGCACAGAGGCGTTATGTAAACAAAACGTCACTCCTAAAAGTTCCAACCCTATATATATATAGAGCGTCAATGCGTCATTGCGTCAGATAGCTAAAAATAGGGAAAACGAAGCGGATACGTATGTTAATGTTAGTATCCGCTAAGTGCGTCCATGCGTCATACCTAATTTCATCCTTCTCGTCTGGAGGGTACCGTAACGACAAATTAGGTACTTATTTAACGAACGACATTAATTAATTTATTTTAATAATTTATATACCATAGTATATACAATGTCGTACCGTGTGAAACGTTCTGGGGTTAAACCCAAGAGTACCAGGCCTGCTATTCGTGCCAGTAAGCGCTATGTTGCGCGAAAACAGTATGTTTATGGCAGGGGAGCCTATTACGTCAAAGGACGGGGCTCTATTACAGGAAGTGCTAAGCTTCCCGGTGTCGGTAAGATCAGCGGTAATATGGGGGTTGAAGGGGGCTATGCCACCAATAATGTACAAAGTACTATTACAGGCATGGGAGCCTACCAAGTTAGGCG